GCACAATGTCGTCTAAACGGTCAATAATGCTTTGCTTTTTAGGCTCAAGACTGCTGGGGTGTTCTAGCCGGCCGATGGCTTGGCGTAAGTCTTCGCATAGTTTCGGGTCGTCCATTGCGTAGCTGTAAGCGTGAGCGCGCAGGTTACGTACCAGCACGTCGGTTGCCTTGGGTCGAGTGTTCGCCCATAGGTTGGCTAGTGCTTGGTCTAGATGGTCAGTCGGGTTTACCATTGTTGTCTCTTTTCTAGTCGGGTTGAAAATAACTAACGGGTGTAAGGTACCACAATTTTTGGTGCGCTGTTGCCTTTCCATGGCAACCAGCCGTGGCGCTTAAATAACGCCAATGATGCTTTAAGGTTTTTGCGGGGTGACCATAATTCGGTCATGTGTTTGCGGACTATCCCAGACTCGACAAGAAACCGTTTGTTACTGCCGTTTATCTGCATAATGCCGTATGAGCCGGTGTATGGGTCGCGCTGGTTCCAAGCCCGGGCGAAGCCTTTAGACTCGCGCAAACATATTTGCATAAGCCGTGGCAAGTCTTTTTTCTGCCAGCCGACCTCTAGCGCCAATGGTTTGTAGCGGTTGCAGTTTGGTTCTACTGCCGCTCTGGTTTGTGTGGCCGGCATGAGTAGTGCAGCTGTGGCGAGTACGCCAAGTAGTCGTTTCATAGTTTCTGCCTTTCGTCGGGATAGGTAAAAACCTTAATGGTGTTGTTGAGACTTTGCGCGCCTTTGCGCTAAAAGCCTTATGCTGTAACGGTTTTAGCGGGCGGTGTTGGTGGCGTAATGCTTTTCCATGCTGCTACAAACGCTTGTGGGTTGTCTGCCATGGCGGGTGTTAACTCGACGTGTAACCACAAACCACCACCAGAACCACCGTTTGCGGTTTCTGACCAGTCTTTCCAACCGGGTTTACCGTCACGGTTACAACGCCAGCCGCGGCCCCATTTCTCAGTGCCTTTTTTGGTGGTGCCGGCGTAGTCGTGGACTTCTTCAATGCCCAATACTTTGTAGTTGGCTACTAACCAGTTTGCCCACATGGCGGCTGTGGCTTTGTCTTTGTAGCCAATGTCCGCGGCACGGCCTGTTGCGTGCACGCTAAGGCGGTCACTGCCGCGCATGTTTCTTACGGCCCAAGTGCCTAGGTTGGTAAAGCCTTTTTTCTTAATGATGTCTACAAACTTTTCAGTGCCGGGGCGTTTGCCTAACGCTGCGCCGTCGGTGGTGCCGGTGTATTTCATGGCCGGCTAATCATGTCGGCGATGCGCGTTAAGAGTTTTGCAGCTGCTTCGCGCACAATTTTTAGTAGGCCTTTTTTGTCGTCGTTATTCATCGGTTTTGCCTTTCGGTTTATCTTTTAAGCCATTTGCGCTGAGTAGGCCAGCAAGTGAGCCGGTAAGAAATAGCAGTAATGGCTGCAATGTGGCCCAAGCCGACTTGTCATTATCCGATACTTCAAGCGGCTGGGTTACAAATGCAAGATTGTACAAAAGAAAGCAAGTGGCAAAAACAAATGTGAATGACAACGCGCAACCAACTACAAAAATTAGGCGCGCTTTTATTTGTTCATTGGTCATTCTTTCGGGGTGGCGCGGTGGCGGGATTATAGGCATTTGTCGGCCAGTATTCGAGTACTGCCAAGGCTGGCAGTGTCCACGGTTATTGTCGTTTCGGCGCGCAACGCCTTGTTTTTGGTGCGTACTTCTGGGCAGTTGACGCGTTCACGGTCTCCGCATGCTACGAGGATTGACGCAAACAAAAGCGCCACAAAAGTAGTGCGCCAAATCATGATGTTCCTAAATCCATAACAGTTAATCTATGGTTGCTAAAAGCAACGCTAAGATTTGTCGCTTGAGCGTATGCTTGACCTTGCATTTTTACGGTAACCGCGCCACTGCTGGTTGCTTGAAAAAAATATATTCCTTGAAATGTTCCTACTTGCGCTGCGTCATTGCGTTGGTTATAGCCTTGCGTACCTACATCTGTTGCACCAAACAAGCATTTAAAGTTTAAGCCTGCGGTAGCAGTACCTGGGTTGCCTACGGTAATTGAGGCAATAGCCAAATAATAGCGACCGTTTACAAGTGTTACTGATGTTGTAAGGCTTGTAATGTCTTGAAAAGAACCACCGCCGATTGACTGCGTTGATGTTGAAGTAACAGTAGAGCATAAACCGAAAGGAAAATTGTTTGCTTGGGCCGCTGTATATACGGCGCCAGTTGTAAAGGTTGTGTTTGGTGATGCCATTAGTACCCCAGTCTATTTAAGTCAAGTTTGCCATAAAACAAGTCGTCAAGTAGTAAATACTGGTTTAAATCCGCGCCTGACAAATAAAACGTAAACCTTGCCCCGGCGGGTGTTGCCGCCATTGTTACGCCTTCAATTAAACACTGGTAAGTAGTGCCGCGAAACTCGACGCGGGTACGTACTCCGGGTATGCGCGCAAAACTTTGTGTAACGCCAGCGAACTTGTCTAAAAGCATGTCTAAGGTTTGCGCCTCGGCAATGCAAGAAACCGAGCTAATAGCAAGTTTTGGGGTCGAAAAGTTGCCTAGCAGATAGTTTGCAAAGTCTAATGCTTGGCCCGTAGTGGCGTTATTCGTGTTGACAACGTAAGTGCGGTACGGCACGGTCGCGCCTGACAAAGTGACTGTCTGGGTTGCTAGACCGTCTGGGTCAACACTTACTTGTGTCCAATAGTTATCTGCGTAACCTTCAAAAGTTATTTGGTCATAACTTGCCGTTAGTTCAGGCTGTGGCCTTACGTCACTAAAATAGTTTTGAGTCGTGTAAAGCTCAAATGGGCTAACTATTGTGATATCAAAAAGGCTGTTAGTTTTTGTGTTCCACATTCGCGCATTTGCAGATAAAGCAGTTTTGGCTAACCAGTCTCCCCATGTGCCGTCAATAGTTGCAGCTGCTCCAGCTTGTGTTGATGAACCAAGCCAACCGATCGCTAAACCTGTCTCAGTTCCGCAGGTGGTTAATTGGGTGGCAAGTGTTCCAGCTGCCATTGAATAGTTGTTGCCAGCCATGCGGCCTAAAGACGCAAAACTGCCTTCTACTGAAATGGTTAGAAAGTCTGCGTTGCCGACGTTAGACACGTAAGGTATGCCGTACTGCACGGTGATATTAGATATACGCCCAACCCATAATACATACGGTGCTGCCGGGTTGGTGTTGTTGCTAATTCTAATAAAAGTGCCTTGCACAAGTTCGGCGATAGGCGACGCAAAACCAGACGGGTACCTAACTTCTATGGTGCCGGTGTTAGCGCGCAGCTGGTCTAATTGGGCTTCTACGCCTATAGACAAAAATATGCTCTGCACGTTAGTTAGCGCGGTGTAACTAGTGCTGTCTGTTGAGTACTCAACGCTGTAACTTTGTAAACCCAATGTCATTAAAAAATGTTGCTCACTCGAATAGGCACACTGCCGTTAGTGCGCATGTAGCTGCGAAGCGCGCTTACCACTGCGTTCGGGTCGCCGCCGTTTACGTTAATAGTTACATTGCTGGTGCTCACGCGGCTGCCGTCCATATTTGGGCTGGCGTTAATGCTGCCGAGTATCGGGCCGAACGGGTTAGTAACTGGTGCTGGTGCCGCGCCGCCACCAAACACGGTGCCAAGGCTTGCATCTAATTGCTGCCCAATTTGGGTGACGCTCTGCGGGTCGAGCGCAAACCGTAATAGAAACTCAGTATTAGCAATGACGCTGTTAACGCCGTCCACTATCGCTTGGGCTTGGTCAATACCCGACTTGTACCACTTATCGGCAGTCAACTTCGCGATACGGTCGGCAGCTGCGTTAATCGTTGTCGAGATACCAAGCAGACGGTCTATAGACGCTTTACCGCCGGCAAGCAAGCCTTTGATAATCTCTAGGCCTACGTCTGCACCGCTGGCAAGAATTGACTTCAGTAGCTCGGGGTCGTCTAGCCCGGCAGCGATAAGGTTTTCTATGCCGGTGGATAGTTCGCCAGCCTTTTTGGCTTGGTCGTCAAGTACACCGAAAAAGGTTTTGGCGCCTTCGCTGTCTGCTGCGGTAGTCCAAGCGTCGCCAACATTAAATATGCCGCGCACCACGTCGCTAGTGGCTCTATAGAAGTTGTTGTAGTCCTCGGTCGCCTTAGTCAGTTGCTCATTGGCGCGCATAAGCGCGGGGCTGAACTTGTCTTTAACCGTCTGCACCGCATCGTCGTAGGACTCTTTGAGTGTGCGTACTGCCTCGGCATGTTTAGCGGTTGCCTCTGCGGCGCGTTTAGCGGCCTCTGAAGCCTTTTTAGTGCTAGCGGTGCTCTTGCCTATTTCAATGTTTGCTAGGCGTTGTTGTTCAATGTCTACGGCTTTTTGGTAGTTGGCGCGTTTCTGGTCTGCGTCGAGCTGCAAAATGGTGTCTGACCATGCGCGGGTGTTGGCGTAGGCCAGTGCTAAACCGTCGTTAGTTTTGTCTAGCTCGGTTTTGAGTTTGCCAAGGTTAAGGTTTACGCCAAGTACCTTGCCGCCAAAATTGAGAAACCCGCTGCCAAGGTTAACGATGTTTACGCCGGTCTGCTTAAGCCTGTCTATTAGACCGTCGGTCTGGTCTACGTTGCGAAGTATTGCGTCTTCAAGTGCTTGGAACGGGTCAACAAAACGGCGTAGCTTGCCGCCAAGTTCGCTAATTACTCCGCCTAGGCCGCGGTCGTCCATTATTTTTATGAGCTTGTCTACGTAGTCAAGTAGTTGCCCGAGCGCTGGTAGCACGCGGTAACCGATGCCTTCTACCATTTCGTCAAAACGTATTTTAAGTATTTGCAAACGGCCTGCGTAGGTGTTGGCGTTAGCGGCTGCCGCGCCACCAAATTGTGTGGTAAGCGCCTCTTGTGCAGCCTTAAAGTCTTTCGTTTTAATTATGTTTTCGTCGAGTGGAATACCCAACTTTTTTAGACTTGTAAAGTTTCCGTCATACGCACGCCCAATAGCCGTGCTGACGGCGGCCAAATCTTTACCGGTCGCTTTTGACGCGTCAATACTGAGCGTTAACAACTCTTGAGCCTTGGTGGCGTCCCCGGTAAACCGCACTAAGCCGGCAAGTGCTGGCCGTAGTTCATCGTCGGCCACGCCAGTTGCTAATTGTGTCTGGTCAACAAAATCGGCCATAGAGTCGGCTAACGCTTGGTTAGGCCCGAGCGTTGCGCGCAGCTGTGTTTCTAAAAGTTTTTGTGACTGCTCATCGGCGATAGCGGCTTTAGATGCAAGTAGCAAACCGCCAGCCAATGCGCTGACCGCGCCGGCAGCAGGAACCATGGCTTTTTGTAGCAAGAAACCAGACTTAGCGCCGAAACCTTGCAGGCTGGCAAACTCTTTTTTGGCAGCGTCAAAACCTTTTGTGTTCAGGCTTGAAATGATGGGGATATTAATTGCCATTAGCGCGTCCTAGTTTGTACGAGGTTACGGTTAACAATAGTCATAACCCGTTGCACTATCTTGTCTACCTCGTCCTCGACGGCGGGTAGCACACTTTCGGCGGCTGGTTGCAATGCGCGGGGCGCAGCTGCGGGGCCGACGTGCTCGCCTTCGGCCAAAAGATTAGTAACAAACTGCCCGCCACCTCTGATGCCTGCATGGTCCCAGATTGCGCCGGCTGCGTCGCGCTGTTGTAGTACAAGTAACTGGTATTGCGTCGCCTTAAAATCGGCTGTACGGCCGTTAGAGAACCTTATAGTGCGGGCACGCTGACCACGTTTGCCAACCACGGTGCGAATGCCAGCGAGAACACGGGCGCGTGACCAACCCGTGCCGTCGCGGCCTTTAATCATGTTGCCATTAACCATGCGCGACAATGGCGGGGCCGTCGGGATAAACGAGCGGGCCGCAGTCACAAGTCGAGTGCCAGCGCCAGATTGAATGTCTTTAGTAATCTGCCGGCGTAAAACGCGGTCTACCTTGTTTATCTCAGCTAAAGCCTCTTGAATACCGTAAACCTGATAAGACGCGCTAGCGGGCATTTTGTTTACGCTGCCTTTCGAGTACATCTATGACGGTGGCTAAGTCTGGTAACTCAAAGTCTACACTTGGGGGCCACCAGCCCGTGTGTAATAGAAGCTCTGCTAACTGTCGCCGGATAGTTCCGGCACGGTAAAAGTTGCCGGCTCGCTGTCCACTACTTCTAGGTTTTCAATGGTGTTAATGAACGCGTCGAGCGATGCGGGGACGATGACGCCGGAGCGTTGGCTGGCTTCGTAAGCCATGAAGGCTAAGTCTTCCATGCCAACGCCCGAGCCTAGGTCACTGGCGCGACGCTTAAAGCGCCTTTCCCATGCGACAATGACAGCAAGGTTAGTGGTTACCTCGTAGGCGTCTTCGTTTTGTCGTTGTACTTTTAGCCTTAACTGCATGTCGGGCTACCTTTCAGCTTGTTTGTTTTTAGGATACGTCTACGGTGTAGGTGCCGCCGCGAATAACAATATCCATGGTGGCAAGTTCGCCCATCGAGGCGTTCATGCTCGGCATTT